CTCCTTACCAATTCGACAAGGACAATCCATTTATCGAATTGTATTTTCACTATAACATTAACAACAAAACTTATTTATCACCACAATCGTATGGTAGAACAGACCCTATTGTAGAGTTAGCGGATAAACTAAAAAGAATGGGTGACAAAGAAGATTGGAAAGCAGCGAAAGCTATGGAGCCAAAACTTCGTACTTTTGTACCTGTTATTGTAAGAGGTGAAGAAGGTGAAGGAATCCGTTTTTGGGGATTTGGTAAAACCGTATATCAAGAAATTCTTGGATACATTGCTGACCCAGATTATGGTGATATCACCGATCCACTAAGTGGTAGAGATTTAACAATCGAATATAAATCAGCTGATGAAGCTGGTACGAGTTATCCAACTACTACTATTAGAGTTAAACCAAGTACATCTCCAATTTCTGCAGATGAATCAAAGGTTGAAGGTTTATTAAATAATCAAACTGAAATTACTGACTTATATTCAGAATTATCTTATGATGAATTAAAATCAGTATTAGAAGGATGGTTAAATCCAAATGGAGAACCTGACACATCAACTTCAACGGCGGTATTATCTCCATCAACGGCTCAACCAGCTACAACAGCTCCGGTTCAACCAAAAGTAGAGATTAACGCTCCACAGAAAACTGATGATGTAGCAGCAGCATTTGACGACTTGTTTAACAAATAAAAACCAATTTAATGGCGAAAAAGAAAAAAGAACTGGATCTTGCAGACATCCTAGCGGGTGAACTGAACAAACAATCCAAAGACCAAAAAGTAGCATTCTTCCTTAATGAAGATGAAGCTCCTACAAATGTAGATGGGTGGATATCGACTGGATGTGCTATGTTAGATGTGGCAATTTCAAATCGTCCTTATGGTGGATTACCTGTCGGTAGAATAACTGAAATAACAGGATTAGAACAATCAGGAAAATCATTAGTATCAGCCCACCTCCTTGCGGAAACACAAAAGCAAGGTGGTGTTGCTGTTCTTATTGATACAGAAACTGCAGTAAGTAGAGATTTTTTAGAAGCAATCGGTGTAGACGTTTCTAAATTACTTTATGTATCTGCTGATTCGGTTGAACAAATCTTCGATTTCACAGAAACTATCATCGAGAAGGTGAGGGAAACTTCAAAGGATAAATTAGTTACTATTGTAGTAGATTCGGTAGCAGCAGCTTCAACAACGAATGAGTTGGCTTCTGATTACAAAAAAGATGGATATGCTACAGATAAAGCAATTATTATATCTAAAGCAATGAGAAAGATTACCAATATGATTGGTAGACAGAAAATCTCATTGGTGTTCACAAACCAACTTAGACAAAAGATGAACGCTATGTTCGGAGACCCTTGGACTACAAGTGGTGGTAAAGCTCTTGCTTTTCACGCTTCTGTAAGATTAAGGTTAAAGAATATGGGGCAAATCAAAATGAAGGTAAACGCCAAAGATAAGGTGGTTGGAATGAAAGTTCGTTGTCAAGTAGTAAAAAACAGAATGGGCCCACCATTAAGGGCGGCTGATTTTGAAATCTTCTTTGACAGAGGAATAGATAACTACGGTTCGTGGTTAACAGTAATGAAAGAAAACAATATGTTGAAACAAGCAGGAGCTTGGTATACATATGTTGATACCGAAACAGGTGAGGAAATCAAATTTCAATCCAAAGATTTCATCGTAATGATGGGAGAAAAGGAGGCATTAAGAGAACAAATTTATAAAAAGATATGTGAAGAAACAATCTTACAGTATAAAGGAGATACTCTTGATATTGAAAATATGGAAGTAGATACACATGGAGCAGGTGTTGGCGATTAAAAACAATTCAATATGAGTAAATTAGTTACAATGTTGAGAAAGAGTGCAGAGGCCGATAAGGCCAAAGCACTCTTATCTCTCGATTTATTAGATAATAGAGCAGTTGGTATCGGAGACCACTCTACTGAGGATTTCTACAAAAATGCAGAGGAAGCTCTGATAAAATTAGTAGATGCTGATGATAGATTATCTGCGATAGAAAAATATTTTCCACCAACTAAACAAGTTATATAATGAAAGAACTCTACAAAAACATTTTAGAATCGGTTGAAATCGATAGAACCACAAATGAAAATAGACACAAGAATTCTCGTGTACTTATCATAGATGGATTAAACACATTTATCAGATGTTGGTCATCAATACCAACTATGAACGATGATGGAGACCATGTGGGTGGTGCTACTGGTGTATTAAAATCAATAGGTTACGCAA